GGTGTTGGCATCTTAGGCGAAGGACCAAGTGGAACAACAGGAGGTATCACAAGTGTAGGAGGAAGTAATGCTCCGCAAAACCCTACTGCATCACAGGGCGGCGGCTACGGAGGCGGTGGCGGTGCTACCGAAGACGATACTAATGCACCAGGCCAAGCCGGCGGCGCTGGCGCAGTAAGAATTATATGGGGTGCTGACAGAACTTATCCGTCTACAAATACTGGAGATTTAACTCAAACAGGATCGTCACAGCCTTTTTGGATTAAAACTTCTCCAACAACTGGAACAGGAGATGCAGTTGCAGGCGTAGTAAATAATGGTACATCAAATGGATCTGTTACTTGGGATACAAGCGGAGTAACTCCTGGTACTTATTATTATAACTCTGAATTAGATCCGGATCTTTCAGGAACAATTGTGATTTTAGATGTTCCTGATAGCTTATCGCTTGATACTACAAATGGTAAAATAACAGGAACAGCAACAGCGCCTTACGGTCCGACAGAACATACTGTTACAGTAACAGATCAATTGTCACCTACACCACAAACAGCATCTGAAACGTTTACACTTGAAATATCAGCAGCACCATTAACTGTAACAGTGTCACAATCGATAGTAGAAGCAGAAATTGACGAAACAATTAGTACAATTCCTGTAATAGGAGCAGGCGGGTTTGGAACATTAAGTTATTCAATATCTCCTTCTTTACCTTCAGGACTTAGTTTTAACACATCATCTGGATTAATATCAGGCTCCGTGTCACAAACCTTTGGCCCTTCTACATTTACTATTACAGTTACTGATTTAGACAATCAGACAGAGCCAGCATCGTTTGATTTAGAAATTATAGAAATTCCTTCGGACCCTAATGATATAAGTACAATTACTTCTTTTGCTACAATGATAGATATAGCGCATGTACAAATGCCTCCGGGTCCAGCAACGTTGTTAAATTATGTTGCAAGTTTTGGATTAAATCAAAACAGTAGTAATACTGGTCAAGAACCTTGGAATAGCGGTCATGATATTATTACGTTTGATTATGTAGATTCGGGAACATATTTTTTAAGCGGGTTATATCGTCTGTTTAGTGGAGACGGAACAGCTGATGGCAGCGACTGGGTACTATTTAATTTTGGTCCACCCGGTGGAGGTGATTTTAGCCCAGATGTAACCGCTGCTGGATCTGCTTTTTTCGGCGGCGAATTTATTCAGCAAAGTGGTGCAACTAATGGCGGAGTAGCAAGTCAAGGATACATATGGGGATTTGACGGCAGTGACTGGGTACTATTATGGCAAGAGCCATTAGGAGCCGGCGGCACCTGGGGTAAACCTAATTCTAATTGGTACTTGGCAGGTAATACGGTTACATCTGGAAATGGGAAACGTCCTGAATATGACAGTTTAGTGATTACACATGTTGCATTTAGTGTAAGTTAATTAGATGATAAATATAATTAATATAGGAATTTGATATGGCTAACAGTGATAAAAATTTAGTAATAACACCAAATGTAGGAAGCAGTTCAGATGATCCTAAAATTGTGTTTAGTGGTGCAGACGCAAACACCGCAGCACAAAATATATCACTTACTGCATATCCTTACGAATCTGGTACTGTTAGTCTTGAAGCAAGTTCAGGACAGCTTTTCAGTGTAACTAATGATAATTCTGAAAAGATATTCAGTGTTAACGACATTGCTGGTATTCCTAAGATAGAAATAAATGGCAACGGACAAGTAAGATTAGTTGAATACGGCGGAAGAGTGATAGTAGGAAGTGGTGTTGACAACGAACAAAGCACACTTCAAGTAAACGGTAATGTCACAGCATTAAACCAATTATCTGGATCTTTAGTAGTAAGGGGCGGAGTTGGAGTATCAGGAGATATCTATGCTGGAGACATATATTCAAACGGAGAACAAATTTCTGGTGCAGGCGCAGCTACTCAAGCAGCAATTGTTTATGCAGTTGCATTAGGAGGATAAGGAACAAAAATGGCTAAAAAACAAATTTTTAATTATGAGTTTACACCTGGAGTAAATCAAGATTATAATGCATATCCGAATGCATTTGAATTGTTAAAACAAAACAAAGAATATATTAGAAAAAATGTAATTGGATTTATTCAGAATCAAGTTACTAATAACATTGCACCTTTCCAGAACTATACTTATAACGAAAAAAAGTGTGAAAGAGATACCGGTTATGTTTTAGATGCTCTTATTGAAGACTTACGTTATGACGGTAACAAGAATATAAGAAAAATAGCCAGCTTCTATTGGGTCGGAAACGTTCCGCAAATTGACGGCAGTAGAGAACCAGAAATTGCTGTTTATAATTATGTTATTGATTTAGTTACAAATTTTATTTTTACTAATACTACTGTAACTCCAGTTTATCAAACAGATGTAGACCAAGTTAAATTAATTGGTTTTAATGCCGAAGCAGGATCTGCTGCAAGAGTAGATACTCTACTAACAAGTCTCAATAATGTAATTAACAATGGATTAAGTGATTTACCTGCAGAAGTTGCACCAACAGGAATGAAAGGCACTATTGTAGTTGAAGGTAACTATGATGCTAAGAAACTTCTTTTAATATCGAACCAGACAAGGGGCGAAATACTTTATAGTTTTGCTGATTCAACTAAAATCATCAAAGCAATTTATCAACAACAACCAGTAAACGAAACTACAATTACTCTTTATTCAGATACTACAAGAATGAATCCTACAGACAAGATTCAAATATTCTGGGAAGATGATAATCAGTTTATGATGCCTCATCCGACTTATCAGGACCCTGTAGAAAAACTTCGTGTATCGAATCCACAATCACTTATTGACACTGACTTTGAATATTCATTGCAGGGTACTAAATGGGAAACAGTAGAACTTGTTAATAATATTCCGTCAGTTTATTCAAAAGCAAACGAACCAGCATTTACTGCTGACGAAATTACAAGTATTACACCGTCACAAGGCGGACAGCTTTCTGCAAATATTTCTTCTTTAGCATATTCTCCAAACGGAACAACTGGATTAACACTGGTAAGAAATTTTGGACCTCCGGGATATTCAGATGACGCTAACTATATTGTTAATCTTCCGTTTACTGTCGAATTTTTAGGACAATTTTGGACATCTGTTTATGTAGGTACTAATGGATACTTTACATTCGGTGGCGGCTGGAATGCCTTTAGTGGATTTGATGGTAATAATCCACCGTTCCCTCACATTAACTTTTTACCAGGTGACAGAGCACTGATGAAATTGTATACTGGTACAGTTAATAACACTTTTATCATTCGCTGGGAAGGCAGTAATTTCGGAGATCAAAATACTGTAAGACACATATGGGAAGTTCATTTTACAGCTAACAGTAACGTAATCGATGTTCATTATGTACAAGTTAGCGATCCAAGTACAGTAGGTGCATCACCTGTTATCGGTAATGGAGTTGATAATGCATATGTTACAACAAACACCGGCGATGCAGCCACAGGCGATGCTTATAGAATAATTACTTCAACTGGTTCGTCAAGGGATTTACAAATTGATGTTAATGTTACTCCTTTAGTACCATTCTTTGTTGGACAACCTATTGTTATTAGGGAAAGTGTAAATTCAGAAGTTGACGGGTCTTATTTGGTTAAGGGGGTTGTAAATACTCAAAGTATCGTTGTTACAGCAAGCAATCCTGTAACATCAGGACAACAATATAATAATCAATATACTACAATTTATACAGGAGGTTTCTTTACAGGTGCAGAAATTCCTATTACCAGCGTAAATCGTGTTAGCGGAACTACAAATGCTGAAATTAATTTTACCAGTCCGCATAACTTTTTTCCAGGACAACGTTTATATGTAGTAGATGAAAATCAAACAGGTGAACCTTATATTGGTTCTTTTGATATAGTTCGTATAACAGGATCAACAAGTGTAGAATTTAGAACAACTTCGGATGCTCTTTTTACTGACAATGCTGATGTTAGTACAGCTAATACAAAGGTATATGTGAGATCAGAAGCAGTTGGTTTACACAGATATGTAGATGGCGGTGTACAAATTAAACCAGGATCTCCTGCTCCTAATACTCAAATTATTAGACAGACACGTAAATTCTTCCGTTATCAATCAGGTAAAGGTATTCAGTTCTCAACTGGTGTTCTTGTTAGTCCTACATATGAAATCTTAGATTTAAATGTAACAACAAATGTTTTTGATCCAGTTAACTATCCTTTTTATGAATTAAATATAACACTTGATTCAAATCACGGATTTGCACAACCGGATGAATATAGAGAAGGTGCTTTGATCGAATTACAAGGTTTACAGGTTGCATCAGGGCCTAATTTATATAACGGAATTTATCGTGTAGAGCAAGTAAATGGATTAAGAGGTTTTACAATAAAAATTGATCCAAGTATTACAGATTTTGCTCCGGGCGGACTTGGTAAAGTTGGTGTACTTGAATATCGAGATGCTGTTGTAAGAGACGGTATGTTTGATGAACAGAATGGTATCTTTTACGAATATGACGGCACAGAACTTTATGCAGTTATTAGAGCAAGTACTCAACAATTAACAGGCACAATAGACGTTACTGAAGGAAATTCTACAATTAATGGAACTAATACAAAATTTCTTACTCAGTTAGCTGTTGGTAACTATATTGTAATTAAAGGATGTACATATAATATTACTCAAATAACTGATAATACTACTATGACTGTGCAACCTGATATTAGAACACTAACAGAAAGCGGTATTAAATATAATAAAGTTATTGATCGTAGAACATCAATAAGAGACTTTAATCTTGATAGATTGGACGGAAGTGGACCGAGCGGATTTGTCTTTAATCCTAACAGAATGCAGATGATTTTTATTGATTACTCTTGGTATGGAGCAGGTAAAGTTCGTTTCGGTATGAGAGGTTTAGACGGTTCGGTAATTTATTGTCATGAAGTTCCAAACAACAACACAAATACAGAAGCTTATATGCGTTCAGGTAACCTTCCTGGCAGATTTGAAATCAATACTGTTCCTAAATTAGGACTTTTATCAGCTGGTTTTTCTCCAAGTGACACTGAATTTAGAATGAGTAATGAAGATGCTGCAAAATTTCCAGCAAAAGGACGTGCATCGATTAATTATGAAATTATAAGATTTACAAAAGGTATTCAAGACGGTAACGAAACTGTGTTTAATATTGATTTAAGAAATGAATTTGGCTTGTCTTCTAATGTTTCTGGAGATATAGGAGACACAGTATGGAGTTTCAATAACAATTGTGGTCCTGCACTTAGCCATTGGGGTGTTTCAGTTATTATGGATGGTAGATTTGATGAAGATAAATCATATCTATTTACTGGTAACAACGAAAGTCCTATAATTATTCCTCCAGGCGAGACAAGACCTTTAGTTAGTATTAGATTAGCACCAAGTGTTGATAATAGCATCGGTAGAGCTTTTGGTGTAAGAAATCTTATTAATAGATCCGCAATTATTCTACAAGAAATTGGTGTTATTACTACTGGACTATTTGAAATCACAGTTAAGATTAATTCAGAAACAACGCTATTTACTAATAACGCGAATTGGGAACCGGTTGGTAATGGTAGTATTAGCCAATATTTAGATCATTCTGTTATTGGAACAACACCATTACCAAATGCAGGAGATACTGTATTAACGTTCTTTACTGAACAAGGTGACAGTCGATTTGCTACTACTGAAAGAAGTATCAACCAGATTCGAGAACTCGGAAACAGTATACTTGGGGGTAATAATATCTATCCTGACGGACCTGATGTACTTACTATCAATGCTAGAAATATTGATCTACAAAATCGAACAGAAGGTATATTTGCACGTATTTCGTGGACAGAAAGTCAAGGTTAAGGAAACAAAATGTCAGAAATTTGGTATAAAGATAAAAACTACTATAGCATGATGAAAAGATTTCATGACGAAGCAGGAAAGATTGATTCTGAAGAATTATGGAATCACATTTCAGAAATAAGGTCAATTGCTGAAGACTATAATGCTCTTTCTTTAAAGAAAGCAAAACGAGAAGCAAGAGGTATTGATTTAACAGAAATTTCAGAGAAATATAAGTCCAAAGTTAATATTATAGAAACTATGATTAAAGAATCAAAAAATTAAGATTCTGTATCGTGTAATAAAACAACAGTTTCTGCAGATTCAATTTCGGTTAAATCTAAAATTTCCCAACACTGTGTCTTTATATTAAATGCAGGCACAGTGTTTTCTTTATCAGATTGAAGATCGATTCCGTCTGTCATTTCTTCTAATCTTGTGTAAACTCCGGTAGAGTTGTCCTTAAATTTTATTTCAATAATATCTTGATCTAAAGTTTCGTCAAGAAGTGAACCTAACATTTTTAAATCATCTTGCATTTCGTTTCCTTAAATATAATCTATAATATCTAATACAGTTTCTATTTTTCTTTTTATTTCAGAATTTCTAAGAGTATTTTGCAAACCATTGTGTAAAGGTTTTGGCCATTGATTATAACTTATCCATGCATAACCGTCATGTTCGTGATTTAGTATAGGTATAAATTCTTTATCAATTACACAAAAATATGTGTGAAATAAAAACTTTTCGTCATTGCTAGTAAACGTCTCTAACGGAATTGTTTTGTTTATGCTTGGTAAAAAACCGATTTCTTCTTCTATTTCTCTTTTAAGACCTTCCCATGCAGTTTCACCGTCTTGATTTTTACCTCCGACTAATCCCCAAAGCTGACTGCGTTTGGTATTAGTTCTGTGTAATAACAAAAATCTTTTAGTGTCTTTAGCAAAAAAGAGAGCACCACTGCATGTAATATTTTCTTTCATACTAATGTTTATCCGTCGAGGTCGAGGCGCCAAGTTCCTCTTGGATATTCACCTTCTATACTTAGTAACCATTCAGAACCATTCCAACGATATTGCTTGAGTGTATTAAGATTTGTAACATAAGTTATAGATTCAGTTTCTGATGCATCAAAGACAACGCTCCATTCAGTGCCACTCCATTCTACAATATCGTTTTCTTCTGCTACAAAATCGCTTCCGTTATTGTTTTTCCAAGCATCTGCACCGTCGACATTTGAATTATCACCGATAGAACCTAACAGTAATATTCTTGTTCCTGGCTGTTTTATGTTTTCTGGATTACTTCTTAATGGATCTATAATATAGTTAATACCTGTATTTCCATTAATAATAGTATCTGTTGGAAAACTATCACTGTCCCAGTTTACTATCAATTCAGAATGATCTAAGTCATTAACAGTGATTGTTCCTGTAACAACAGTATCTGTATCTAATTTGGTTAAAAATATTCGAGAAATATCGTCTTGATAATATCCTGGTAAAGTTTCTAATAATGGTATCCAACTGATTTGACCTATAGATCCATTATCAATTAATTTAACAGAATTACCTTCAATAAATGCGCCATAGTTTTGATAAGTTACTGAAACTGTGTTAGTTGACGATTGTGTTTCAACAGTTCTACCGTTTTCTCTTTCAACTGTGCCTACTGTTTCGTTGTCGTCCCAACGGTTTAATTCCGGTGTACTTAAATCTAAATCTATAGTACCAGTCGACTCGTCAAAAATGCTCATTATAATATTTGTAATAACTCCAAGTCTTTTGACTTTTGCAGGGGGAGAAATCCATATAGGTGTATTAAAACTAAGGGTACCTATATCGATTTCACTTTCAGTTCCTACCGGAACAGTTCTGTTAGAAAAATTTATATCTTCTAAATTTACTACACT